GTTGAAGCAATACCAAAACCAAAAGCATCAGGTTGATACTTAGTGACATCATCAGCAGTTATAACATTTGCACCTGTGTAATTAGCCATAAACTACTTCCAAATAAAATAAGCTACAATTAAAACTAATGGTATTGAGTACATTGGGTTATTCTTAGCTTTTACCCATACCCACTTTGACCACTTCTTAGCTTTCATCATTATAATTTTGTTCATTTCTTTTTCCTTGTTTTTCTTTTCTTGGGTTTAAGTTCAACTACTTTATCAGAAATGTCTTTTACTGTCGCTTTTTTAATTTCTTTTTTTACTTCATCAACAGGAGCAAAACCTCTTGACTTAAAATGTTTTATATTAGCTTCGTATTGGTCTTTTGCTCTTGTTATAGTTTTTTTACCATTTGTTAATCTAATGTTCATAAATTCTCCTATTGATTATCAGGGAGATTTCTCCCCCTGATAAAAGTACGATTATTGGATTGATGAATCTACGTTTAATTCAACACCATAACTATCGTTAAGTTCTCCTGTACCATATACAGCAGTTGCTACAATCTCGTCTGCTCTTAGAGAAGCATCTCTTTGAGTTTCGATTTTTAGGTCTTGCATCATAGCTAATGCTAACGCATCTCTATGGAAGATTGCACCTTTGTAGTCTCCTGTAGTGCCTGGATTATTGCCTGAGTTGTCAGCCATATTTGAAGTTTCAAATATTGGAACACCAGCTACATTACCAACAAAACCTGTTCTTAAAGCTTCGTTTGATAATTCTGTATCTCTACCTACAAATGTGTTTGTTAAATTACTTTTTAAGTCAAACGCATTTAATGGATGAAATACACCAGCTAGATCAGACATTGGAACTGCATTTTTTCTAAGTAGTGCTACTGCATTAAATACATTAGATGCACTTAGAACTGCTGTTCCATCATTAACTTCATTTGAGAAACCATCAAATAACGCAGTTAAATCTGTGTCAATTTTTTTAGCGATTGCTTCTCCAAACAATTTACCAATATCTCCAGCAACATTTCTTGGTGCTGAGTTTCTTGCTAAATCTGTTAAAGTTGTCATTATACCAACTTCACTTGCTGTGATAGTCACAGAAGTTGGGTTGATAGCTGTGTTAGATAAATCAGTTGCTTCTGCTACTGCTGAAGCTGATACAGTTCCATAAATCGGAACTTCTACTGACTTTCCACCACCTGTTATTGCATAGTTTCGTACTAGAGGTCTCATAGTTGATTGCTCTGATGCTACGAATAATGCTTCTGCTACAATCTCAGTATATAGTTCCGAGAGTGTAGAACTTGTGCTTTCGTTTGCCATTTTATTTTACCTTTATTATTTATTGTTTAAATTAATCTGAACAGGAGCAGATTCTCTTTGTTTGCGATATTCTGCATACTTCTTACGATCTTCTGCTTTGCTCATATCTAAATCCTGAATATTAAATGGTTTTACAGTTTTACCCTCGATGCTACTCTGACTACCTGTGCCTGACAAAGACCCTTTTCGGAAATGTGGGTTAGCATCTAAAAACTCTTTAACTCTATCTTCTATCGTTAATAGTTCCCCTTTTGGGTTGTATCGTATGTTCTTATTATTATCAAGTATTTCTATTCTACCATCATCATTATAATTAACTTCATTCTTTAGCAAAGATACTACTTGGTCAGGAGCAATAGCATTGTTCTTAGAAGCTAAAGATAATATAGAGTTATCTACATTTATCGTTTTTACTTTAGCTTTCCAATCAGCTAACTCTTTGTCTTTATCAGCTATTCTTTGCTTCATAAGATTTTCAAGATCAGCTTTTGTTTTTGCTTCCTGTATTTCTTTTTCTTTTGCTAGTTCTTGCTCTTGTTTCTTAGCTTCGTCTAACATTCTTTGATGCTTAGACTTCTCAGCTTCTAGTCTTTGCTTGACAATTCTATCTACATCTTCTTGATTAAATGTTGGTGTTGGTTTCTCGTCAGTTTGAGTTTGTTTAACTTCAGCTTCCTGAACATCATTTTTCGGTTGATTAACCTGTGTGTCGTCTGACATTGTTTTCTCCTATTGTTAATACTCTTGATTTATCACTACTTTTTGATTTAAGCAAATTTTAGATGTCCACATCTTCAGGTAAATCTACACCAATAATTTTTTTGTTGTCATAAATAGCATTGATAATATCATCTAATATTTCATTAGGGTCTCTTTTAAATTGTTCAGGTACTTCTTCTTTAAATACTATTTCATAAAGATTATGAAAATCTGCACTTGTTTCACACTCAGCTAATCTTGATAATCTTTGTTCTTTTGTTATTTGCATATTTCTCCTATTTTGCCAACTCTTTTAATCGTTTCTCAAACTCTATAACTGTATTAGGTATGTACTTTTTTGCTAAATTGTAGGCTTTTTCATTATGTCTTATTGAAAATAAATTAGCAAAAATCTCTTTTTCTACAGCACCATTTCTTCTCCAATAGCTAATGCTATGACCCCACATACTTAAATCTTGTCTAAATTTACCCCTTGCAAGTGCATCAATAATATCACTTACTTCTCCATATCCATTTCCTTTTAATTGTGTGACAGGTCTTGATGCTACTTTAACTCCTTTTCTAAATACATCAACTTGTACTTCTTCTGCTAAATCTGATTTAATTCTTAAAAGTTCCTCTTTATCAATAATATAATATCCATCAGGGTCTCTGCCTGTCAAATCTCCATAATTTTTTCCTTTAAATGCTCTCCTGTCTTTTTTAATAGCATTTACAAATGCTGGTGTATTATTTGACCAAGCAAAACCTAATTCATCAAATGTTTCATAATCAATGTGATGTCCATATTCATGTGAAATTACAAAACTTCTAACACCTTTTTGTGATGTTGTTGCTCCTCTACTAAATTTTACTTTATCTATAGCATTTAATTCAGCACTTAATTCTTTTGTAGTATCTTTGTAATATCCTCTTTTTCCATTTATAATTCTTTCAGGTTTTCCATATTTTTCTACAATAGTTTTTTGTTGGTCTGTAAGCTGTGCATTAAAATCATTTTCATAAGCTTTTCTAGTTTTGTCACTTCCTCTTGTTAATAAATAACCAATCTCTACATTTGGTACTTTTGATTTTTTCTGTTCTTTAATTGTTTCTTTAGCTGGTGTAAATACTTCTGTTTCCTCTCCATCATCTTCATACCAATCAGGATTTACATAACTAAATTGGTGTCTGCAATTATAACCACCTCTAACTATCATTGGGTTGCCACCCTTTTTACCTGACCAACTTCTACTAGCCCAAATGTCTTGTATTTCTTCTATAGTAAATAAACCATTCTTTCTTTTATTAAGCTGACCATTTACCATTCTTCTACATAAATCTCTTGTTGTAGGTATTACATCTCCATAGTATTTAACAAATGTAAGTCCAGCATCTTTTGATTTATTGAAGTTTAAAGTAGCATCAAAGTCTCGCAAAGAATCATTAAGTATTTGACCAGCATATCTTTTCATGTTCTCCCCTGTTCTAGTTCTTGCATACTTACTTTGTAATTGTCTTATTGCTGTATCTACTCTTTCTTTAAGTCTTGGGTTATTTCTGTTTCTTTTAACATAATCTACTAATCTATTTACTGCTGGGTCTCTTGAAGTAGCATATATTCCATTAATAGATTCTCTTAGTTCTTTTTCTAATACTGTAAATTCTGTTCCAACTAATGTGTTTTGATAAACTTTATCTGATAATATTCTTGTAAAATTGTTTGATACGTCTTTAAACTGTGTGTAATATTGTTGCTTTAAATTTTTAACTAAAGCTAAATCTCCCTTAGTAAGTTCTTGAAATTCAGGTGGTATTATACCTATTGTTTTAAATTGTCTTTCAACTCTTTTAGCTTGTTCTGAAAAACCTTTTCTGACTACCCTGTCTGCAAATGGTAAATATTCTTTATCAAGTATTGCTTTGATCTTTGGTCTAATCGCTACTGCACTTTGTAATTCAATAAGCCTACCAGCCTGTCTTGGTAAGTCTCTATCTGCTAATGCTATAATCTGATCTTCTATTTTATCTAATGCTCTTGTAAGTGATTCGTAGTATTCTATCTCAGCTTTTTCAATGCCTTTGATTCGGTAGTTTGTTAATCTTTTTACTAAGTCTGACATTCATTAAATTTCTTCTTCATCTACTGTTTCTTGTTGAACTTCGTCTTGTGTAAATTGACCAACCTCTGAAGCTGAGTCTATTTCATCAAATATCTCGTTTAGTTTTTCGTTGTCATCTACTACTGCTCTTGCAATCTCTTTATCTACTTCTTTCATAAATGTAGGAGAGCCAATGCTTAATGACTTAGCTTGTTGATAGTAAATAAGATCAGTAGCATAATCTCTAATGTTAAATGAATCAGGATAATTTATTTCTCCATCAAATGTAGCATTTTGGAATAGTGCATATAACCTAAATATCTGTTCTTCTGCTATTTGTAGATTGTCTGCTTTTTCTGATAGTCTTGCATTAAGTAATTCAAATTCTGT